CCGACATGGCCCGCGCTCGGATTGTGGCCTCGCTTCAGGACCACGATCGCGCCGAGTCGCGGCGCATCGATCGCTTGCCCCCAGTCCAGGTAGGAACGCGCAAGCAACGAACCCGTCCCGGCAAGTCCCTCTCTTTCGAGGCATGCCCCGACGAACGCGGCACACCAGGGCACCTCGTCGCGTTGGATGTCGGCTCGCCCCGCATCCCGGAAGAACATCAGGACATTGGGATTGTCGCCCCTGCCCGGCCGTTCGCGCGTTCCCAGCCATAGCCAGGCCTCGGCCATCCACGAAGGTTGATCCATTGTGGCTTCCTCAGGTTTTCAGCTTCAAGGGAGAATGCTGCCGACCAGCGCAGCCCAACCGTCAGACGACGACTTCGCGAGACATGCCTCGGCCCCAGGTCGCACTCAACTGGAACACCCGGCATGCAATCGCCGTCGGGACTGCGCCAAAGTCGGCAACTTGCTGCGCCTGCGGATAGCTGACCGCTGTTGTCGCGCTCGCCAGCGTACGTTTGACCTGGCCACCATCCAGAATGTCGACCTCATAGGCTTCGGTCTGCTCACCGAGCGCCACGTCGAGCTGTTGCCAATTGTCACCGCCGATCCGGGTTCGTCGGGTCCAGCGAATCGTCAGGTCGGCACCCACGCGTTCAGCTCGAACATGCACGGGTGCCAGCGGTCGGCGCGGCAGGCCGACAAACGTGTGCCCTTGTTGGGCGAAGTCCGGATGGCCGACGTCGCGCGCCAGAGGACCATACCGCCAGTTGAACGGCCTTCCGGTCCCTGTCTCGCCGACCGGGACGCGCACAAGGCCGTCGTCCAGCATCACGACGGGCCGCCCTGTCGAAGCCGTCAGCGTGCCGGGCGCTAACCAATCTTCAGTACCAAGCTGCCCGCGCAACAGGCCGGACAACTCATAGGTCAACTCACCGACGAGTTCGGAACGCTCGAACTGGCAAACTTCCCAGGAACCGTCATCGCGCTGGACCGCGACGGCATTGGCGCCATCGAACAGTGCCAGCCGCCCAACCGAGAACAAGGCGCCGCCTTCAAGCGATACCTTGATGCGGTTCGCGTGGTCGATGCGCGCGGGCGGTCCGGCAAACATCGGCTCGGCCAACATGCCAATGGTCGTGGCGCCGTTCGCCGTCGCAGCCAGCGTAAAGCCGTCATCGGCGGGTGATTGGTAGATCGCGATCGGCCCGGGCCAGGGCGACTGATGCACGGCAACGTAGCCGTCCGTCTCCGCGCCGCCATCGCGCACCAGCGGCACATCTACAAAGAGCGCGGTGGCCTGCCCGGTCACGGGCGGGCTCGCCACGTCCTGGCTGCGCCCCCGCGCTTCGTGCGGCAGGTATATCGCCGGATCGATACTCTGGGCTGAAATATCGCGCGCGCCATGATCTGCAACCTCGGTGACCCGGTGCAGCAGCGCGAGCCCATCGGCTTCGCGCGTCACGACCATGTCGCCGGGTTCGATGGCGAGCCTGCTCGGCGGCAGCGCGAAAGTGGCGCGCCGTCGTGCCGCCCATGTTTCATGAAGCCAATTCTCGGCGATCATCTGCGCGCGGTCTGGCTCCAGCATCATGGCGAGGCTGGCGGTGGCAACGCGCTCGCTGAAGCCCGTCAGGCGCCGCGCTTCAGCCACGGCTGCACGATAATCGCCGCCGGCGATGGCGTACGTGACCTTGGCCGAAGCCGGCAGATCGGTTTCCTGCCCGCGTATTACTGAGAGCACCCGCGCGCTTTCCTTGGTTGTGACAAGCTCATCGACACCGATCATTGCAGCAGGCGCGCCGCTGCCGCGGTGGCGCAAGCGAATGCGCTCGCCGCTTTCAACGGTATCGATGAAGAACGCCATTTCGATTGGCTGCATTGCCTCGCGCAGTGACATCACGCGATCGATGACATAGCCCGGCAGCACGCCCTCGAGTTCGTCTGTAACGAACGCGTCGAACCCGTAATCGGTAAAGAGGCGAAAGACGGCATCGGCAAGTGGCATCGAGGCAATGCGGCCGTTGATCCAGTGCCCGAATGTCCAGTTGGCGGCATCGCCCCAGGTCGCCTCATCGTTTGGAAAGGCAGGATAGGGCCGCGCATCCCACGCATAGACGTGCAGGCGGGCCAAGTCGATCATCGTTTCTCCGTACACCGGTGACACCGGATTGGTACCCGGCACGTAACCTGCGTGATCGGGATCCAATCCTTCGATCAACGCCTGCAGGTAGACACGTTGCATAAAGTCGTCGCGGCGGCGGCTTGCAAAGTGCGGCAGTCTGCTCTCGGAACTTTTTGGATCGTAGAATACGTTCGGCTGATTGGCGCCCTTGTCCAGGGCCGGGCAGCCGGCCTCCATCAACCACACAGGCTTGGAATGCGGTTGCCATGCCGTCGGTGCCGATGCTTCCACCCCGCCGGGTCGATCGTAGTGGGGGTTGGACCACCAGTTCAGGAGGTCCTTGTAGCGAAATACCCATGGTTTGCCCTGCCCGTCCGTTATCGCCGTGCGCCGTTGAGCGTTGCGGTCAGCATCGGATGCATAGAACCAGTCGAAGCCTTCGCCGCCGCGGATATTTCCCTTGAGGTAGCCGAGGTCGTAGATCGAGCGCGCTTCGGCTGCGTCGATGTGGTCGAGACCATCGCGCCAGTCGGCCAGCGGCCAGTAGAGATCGATGCCGATCGCGTCGATATCGGATGACGCCCAGAGCGGGTCGAGATGAAAAAAGACGTCGCCGCTGCCATCGGCGGGCTGATGGCCGAAATACTCCGACCAGTCGGCTGCGTATGTCACCTTCGCGGCCGGCCCGACCACGGCGCGAACGTCTGCTGCCAAATCAACAAGTGCTTCGACGAACGGATAGCTTCCAGGAGCTGAGCGCACCGTCGTCAGGCCACGCATTTCCGTGCCGATCACGAAACTGTCGACGCCGCCCGCGGCCACTGCAAGGTGTGCGTAGTGAAGAATGAAACGACGATAACTCCATTCATCGGGGCCGGAATAGACAACGCGGCCGTTTTCGATCGCGAAGTCATCGACGGCTGCCGAGCCGACGAAGCTCTCCACCTGACCCGTTGCGGCTGCTGTCTTGTCAGGGCTCGCGGCCTCGCCGGGCGCCGGATCAACGGTTATGCGCCCGCGCCAGGGATAACCCGGCTGGCCGATTTCACCCGTATAGGGGTTCGGCAACTGGTTGCCATCCGGTACGTCCATCAGAATGAACGGCGTCAGAACTGGCTTTATACCTCGCTCGCGCAGATCCTGGATCGCCTGGACGATGCTGTCGTCGGTCGGCGTGCCGCCAAACGCCGGCCGTCCGTTCGACTGGGAGACCACATAGGCATTCGCCCGTGCCTGACCCGCGACCTGCCAACTGACGGGCCGCGTCACCTTCTCCCGGCGCTCGACGCCGGGCCTTATCCGGCACTGTCCGGCCCGCAGGTCGTCCGCGAACCAGGAGGTGACCAACGAAGCGGATGCGAGATTGGGCAGGGAGCGCTGCATCTGGTCCATTGAAGCCGACCAGTTTGTCGACGCCTCTCGGGTATGGACATTTTCCGGCACCATTTCGCCCAAAACTTCACGCCGGCTGACAGGCGTCGTCGCGTAAACGAATTCACCTGAGCCGGGAATGATCACGATACCGCGCACGCGGGTGTGCAGATTATCGACGACGCGAAAGATTTCGAACGACAATTGGGGCAGGCGGTTGCCAAATTCAGCAATCGGCATGTGCTCGAAGACGATATACGCCGTGCCGCGATAAGCGGGCGCCTCTCCGGCTCCGAGTTCTGCCTCGATCAGCGCGTCGGGCTGCTGTTCCTCGCCGCCGAAGTAGACGCGGTAGGCGACGTTCGAGAGATCCCATTCCTCGCCGTCGGCCCACACCCGGCCAAGCCCGGTGATTTCCCCTTCCGCAAGGGCGACAGCGAAATTTGCGAAATAGTTGTACGTCACGGTCGTGCCGCCGCCCGTGCCGAAGCCGCCGCCCTTGGACTGGCCGCCGGCGTTGTTCGATGACCGCACCTCCACGAAGTCCGTCGCCCATATCACCTGACCGCCGACGCGCGCGGCGCCGTAGACCCGCGGGATGGGCGACCCTTCTCGTGATGCTGTGACGCGCAGATCCTCAAGCCGGGGTCCTTGAAACGAACGCGTCTGCCCGGCCGCCCCGAACAGTGCCTGGTCTGCGAACGAGCCTGCGATCGCCCCGATCTGCGAGCCGATCGTCGCCCCGGTTATCGTTGCGCCAAGCAGGCTGACGCCACCCGGCAACAAGCTCGAACCAAGGGCCGCTCCGACCGCCTGAAATGCCAAGGTTGCCATCAGTCGGTTGCTCCTGGAAACGAGAATGCCACGGCTATCCGGCGCCGCCACCACGCTTGCAATGCGACTTCGGCGACGGGCACGCCTTCCATCGCGTGAATGAAGGTATCGGGCGTTGCCAGCAATCCGACGTGCTTGGCAGGAGCGCCCTTGCGCATGCGAAACAGGAGAACGTCACCTGGCCGCGCCGCCGCTACAGGCACGGGCGAAAGGTGGCGCGCGGCTGCATCAATGAGATCTTCATCGGCCCGCGCCTCTGCCCAATCGCGCGTATAGGGTGGCGGCGTCTCGGCCTCGCCGCCGTAAACCTCGCGCCAGACACCGCGGAGCAGGCCGAGGCAGTCGGCACCGATGCCGCGCACGGCGGCCTGGTGATGATAGGGGGTGCCTTTCCAGGAACGCGCGATGCGGACCAGGTCGCAACGGCTGACCTTCGTGGTGCGGGCAGGATCGTCCCGATGGCCGGTCATGACCGGTTCCGCCGAACGTATCCGGTCACGAAGTCATTGCCTGGCATGTGCGGAAAACCGCGAAAGTTGACGACGTTCTGGAATCGATCCCGACAGGTTGTGAAATGCTTGTCGCAGCCGACCGTGACAACCAGGCCGTCGCCCTCGGCGATAGCCACGGGCGGCGCCTGCCATAGGGTCAACCAGTCTCCGTCCCCGTCCTGCGTATGGGCACGCACTTCGCTTTCGAAGCCGGCGGCGGCACCCGAGGTGAAGCTCGCAAGTCCGCGCGCGAACCACGATTCAACGAAGCTCGCCGACAGGGCCGCACGAAACGTTGTATCCGAGCGCCGCTCTGCAACGACGGCCGTCGCGCGATGCGCAGGTTTCGACACATCGACCCCGCACTTCGGGCTCCCTAGATCCGTATCACAGGTGAACTGGTAGAGACGTCCCTTGGGCTGTTGCAGGTAATGGCTCATGCCTCGGATCTCGGCGCTGAACGCCTTGCCCGAGCGCCTCACCTCGCCGAGCGACCCCTGGCGCATCAGCACCCGCTCAGCCGGCGACTGCCAGTTGACCCGGAAGATCTCGACTTTCGCATCGTCGTAGAGACCTGCTGCCAGGTCGCGCTCGGCAAGGCGCTCCGACGTGATACCGCCAGCGACTTCGAGATTATCGACGCTGAGGCCGATGCTCTCCGCCATCTCGCCAGCTTCGAATCCGGCTTCAGCCTCAAACACCGTGCCGTCGAACTCGAGATTGCGATCATGATCCGTGAACCCAAGGCGAGCGCCGTCCCGGCGTGTCAGGCGCCAGCACCAGCACAGTGTCGTCGCACCGCTGCGGAGGTGCGCTTCGAGGCCCGGAGGCAGTGTCTTCATAACCGCACCTCGACAAGTGGTATGGAGGGAATGGCGCCGTGCTTGAAACCCATGACGTTGATTTCCAGGCGGTCCACTTCGAAGCGCACCGGCACATCGAACTCGAAGCCGGCGGTCACGATGGCGCCCGGCGGCGGAATGCTCGAGGCAACGAACGTCACCTTGCCGGTCGTGCTGTCGAGTGTGTAATCGCCTCCTTCGGACTTCATGCTGCCGTCCACGGCGAGCGCTGCCGTGCCGATGACCGGCTTGGCGATCGTTCGCGTCCAGGGCGCGAATTCGACACCATAGTGTTTCACCAATTGGTACTCCGCGGTCGCGCCGTCGCCGGTCCCGAGCACTTGATCCATGGCTGTCGGCGTGGACAGCGGAAGCGATGATTTATAGTCGGCCGGATCCTTCCAGCGAAACCCGTAGAGGGCGCCGCGCCGTTCTTCGAAAAAGGCGATGACGGCATGCAATTCGTCCAGCGTCTTTATGCCGTAGCCAGCATCGTAACGCCGACGCGAGTCCGCCCAACGGCTGTTGCGCTCCTCGAATCCCGAGCCGAGGACGACGATGTCGGTTCGTCGTTCCGGGCCGCCCGCCGCGGCGAGCGAGATCGCCGTCGGAAAACGGATTTCGTGAAAATTCATGTTCTTTCCTCGCCTCGACCGGCTATCCGCTCCGTCGCGTTCTAGAGGTTACGCTGGCCCTGGCTGACGGTTCGCGACAGCAAGGCTGCAACCTGTGTCTGGCTGCGCCGGAAACCTTCGACGTCGGGTGTGGAGATGTTGACGGTGATGTTCGCGCCCGCTCCGCCGGCACCGCTCGCGCGGACGCCCAGCCGGCCATCGGCACCCCGCGCGAGCGGCATGATCGCTTCGGCTCCGTTCTCGCCCATCAATCCGATACGCCCCGCAGCCATTTGAAAAAAGGCCGGCTCGGCAATTACACCGCCACTGGCGAACGGCATAATGGCGCCGGCCTGGAAGGCCGCACCGTTTGCGAACTGACCGGCAAACAGATTGCCAAAAGCCGCGCCAAGCGCAGTTCCAAGCGGCTTCAACGCGGACTGCAACGCGAGCTTGGCCAGTTGTTGGCCAAGATCACGCAGGACGTCGCCAAAACCTTTGCCCCGGAACGCCAGATCCTGAAAGGATCGGCTCATGGTCCGCGCGAACTGATCACCGAGCCGGTTCAGTCGTTCAAGATCGCGGGTCATGCCCGCGGTCAGGTCAGCATCGAAAACTTCATTCATCGGCGCATTCCTTATCGGGGTATCGTTGCATCAGACGAGCCAGTTGCTGGCGTGTCGGCGGCGCCTGACCACGTGGATTTCGCCCCGCGGCGGCCACCAGTTCCCTCGGCGTCATGGACCAGAAGTCTCTTGGTGCCAGCCGCAGTTCGCCGAGTCCGAACGCAATTACGTCGTCCCACGGAAAGGGCGCGGCGCGCCTTCCTCCCGGGGGGCGTCGTCCAATTCCATTCCGAGGTCATGCCCTTCCTCACCGGCAAATGTCGCTGCCAGCAACCGGACGACGATCGATACGTAGCCGGCTGCGCCGTCGGGCGCAGGCATCTGGGCGACGTACGCATCATCAATATCGTTGCCTGCGCCACGCAGTCCTGCGCCGATCACCTTAATGGCATCCCGCGCGCTCAACCTTCCACTCTCGAAGCGACCGGCCAGCGCAATCATGTCCTCGTCGCCGAATGCGGCTTCCAGTTCTGCCAGCGCTCCGAGGGAGAGGCAGAGCCGATAGGTCCTGCCGCCCAGTTAAGCCGATATTTCACCACGATACTTGTTATGCACGTCATCACTCCTCGTTGGTCCGGCGCTGAGATCAGGCCGCGGCAAAGATCAAGGCGCCGGCCGATTCGACTGTCAGCTCGAACGCGACTTCCGCATCGTGGCGGCCGCTCAGCTCGAACGACGTGATCTCGAATGGTCCGGCAACCGTTCCGAAGTCGGGTATCACGACCTGCCAGATGCGCGCTTCGCCGGCGAAGAAGACCGCGCGTACCAGCTCGTCGGATTGGGCGTCCTTGAAAATGCCGGTTCCCGATAAACGGGCACTGCGCACCCCGGCGCCGGCCAGCAACTCGCGCCACTGACCGGCCGATTCCTGATGCGTGATATCGACGGTGGCAGCGTTGAAGGCGATCGCTCGCGCCCTCAGCCCCGCCACGGTGACGTAGGTTCCCTGCCCGTCGCTGTCGATCTTGAGGAGCAGGTCCTTGCCCTTCTGTGCCGCCATCTTTCATCTCCGTTGCTTGCGGCGTGCTGCCTGGCGCCGCCCCTGGGTTTCGCGTTCGCTGCTGAATCCGGCCTACAGCTTTTCCGTCACCGCGCGCAGGCGCACGATGCCGTTCAGCGTGTCGCCATCGTCAATGCGGCGTACTTCGGAAAATTCATGCCTCATGTTCACGAGGCGATGGCCCGTCAACGTCAGAGCGGCATCGTGCAGAACGGTGCGGATCGCGGCCTGCACGGCGGCCACCTTCTTGCGGCCCGTGGCGCCGGCCCAGACGTGTAGCGTCAGGGTATGTTCGTGGCCTTCTGCCTCGCCCGTCGACCAGTCACGCACCATGCTCTGCGCAAAGGTCACATACGGCGTCACCGTCTTGCGCGGCACGTGGTCGTATATGTGCGGCCCGCCCAGCGCGTCGATCAGTGCAGGATCGGTCGTCAGCGCGCCATAGACAGCCGTCTGCAGTGCCCATCCCGGATCGGTCATGGGGTTCTTCCTTGCTCTGTATCACTTGATTACCCGTGGCGTGGCGGATCGCGGCACCCGCTAAGGCGTCGTTTCCTCACACGTGCAGATCATCCATTCGCCGCGCTCACCCGGGTTCGCGACATGGCGGATATCGAACAGCCTGCCGCCATTGGCGATACGCATCTTGGCTGTCACGCCATGGCGGTATCGCATGCGCACGTCGTGCGTGACACGGCCGCCCTGCTGATCGCTCTCGAAAACCTCGCGCCCGGCTTTTGGCTGTATCTCGGCCCATACCGTCGCGATCGGCTGCCAGGCGATGACTGCACCGCCGCCCTCATCACCCACGCGCACCGGCTCCTCGATCGTGACGCGATGGCGCATCGCGCCGATCCGTGGTGATAATTTCTGCTCCCTCATAGCCGGCGCATCCGGTAGGGCATCAGCAATTCCGATACCATGTCGGGAACCCGCGCAGCCGTCGTGCCGATGTGGACCGGGTTGCGCACCTCGTACCAGTGGGCGGTGAGCAGCTTTAAGGCATGGCGCAAATCGCCAGGCACGTCGCTGCCATCGTCGCCGTATCCTGCCGTGAAATCGACTTCGATGCCGCCGATCGCAGCACCCGGCCGAGGCCAGCGGCCACCCCGCGGCGCAATACGCCCCGTCTGGCCGCCAACGTCGGCAATGTAGTCGACGGCATCGATCGTGGTAGCCCCGCCATCGGCATCGCGCACTCGCACCGCTTCGACGCTCTGCAGCGGCCGCGTCATCAATTCAACGGTTTCGCCCCGCGGCCAGCAATCCGCGCGCCACTGCCAAGTCTGCGTGATCAACGCGAGGCCGAGCAGCGCTTCGACATGGAGGCGCGACGTGGTGATCAGGCTCGCGAGAAGCATGTCTTCATCCTCCCCGTCGATGCGCAGATGCGCCTTCACGTCATCGAGGCCGATTGGTTCAGCCAGGGGTCCATTGATGAGCGTCAGTTTCATTGTTTTCTGCTTCCGGTGTCACTGTGGGAAGGGATGGGCCGGCCTGCGCGAAAGTCACACCACGCACAGCCGGCCCGGCCCTGCTCACTCGAGCAGGACGTGCCGCGCGGTTGGAAGGCACGCGGCGGGTCTGAATTCGGAACCGGAATGCTAAGCGCCGAATTTCAGAACCTTGATCGCATCGAAGTCCTGAACGCCGCCGCCAACGCGCTTGGTCGTGTAGAACATCACGTAAGGCTTCGCCGAATAAGGATCGCGCAGGATGCGAATGCCGACACGATCGACGATCAGGTAGCCGCGGCGAAAATCACCGAATGCGATTGCGTTGGCGTCGGCTGCGATGTCGGGCATGTCCTCGGATTCGGCGATGGCGAAACCCATCAGCGTCGGCGAGTGGCCCGGAGCGTGGGCCGGCTGCCAGAGATAATTGCCGGCGCTGTCCTTCAGCTTGCGTACCGCTGATTGCGTGGTACGGTTCATGACGAAGTGGGCATTGGCGCGATAGCTCGACTTGAGAGCATAGATGAGGTCGATCAGCACGTCCGCGGGGTCGGCTGGCGCAAAGTCCGCGGCCACGCCCGTTGCCACAGAGCCGATGTTGCCCCAGCTCCAGGCGCTGTTGGCGACCGTCGGCATCGACATGAAGCCCGTCGGCTTGTTGATACCATCGCCGGTCACGAACGCTCTTCCTTCCTGCTCGGCGAAAGCGGAACGGACTTCTTCGGCAAGCCACTGGTCGATGTCGATCGCACTGTCGTCGAGCAACGACTGCGTCGCCGACGGCATGGCATAGAGTTCCATGGTCGGAAACGACAGTTCAGCGAGCGTCGGCGTCGCGGTCTCGGGCCGCACCGCCGTTTCCCCTACCCAGCCGGTCGCGGGGCCGCTCACCGCGAACGGTTTTTTCAGCACGGTACCCGAGACCTGACGGACACCGGCGATAGCGCGGATCGGTGAGATGTCACGCAGGGATGTGTTGATCGCGGTGGCTGTCTCGTCTGGCACGAGATAACCGCCATCCGGGTCGGACCCCACCGAAAGCGCCTTGCCTTCCAGCTCGCGCAATGAGCCCGTTTCACCGCAGCGGACGTAGCCGTGGAACGCCGATTTGTGCTGCAGGGCGACACCGCTGACGTAGGCGCCGCGGCCAAGTTCAGGACGGCCTGAGCGATGCGATAGCTCGTGGACGATGCGCTTGTGTTCATCGAGTGCCCGGTCGATGCGCGAGAGCTTGTCGGTCGTCACGACGTCGGATGCCATGCGCCGTTCGAGTTGCGCGAGGCGGTCGTCATTGGTGTCCTTGAACGCCTCGAATGCGCGCATGAAATCGTCGAAGGCAATACTCACGTCACCATCGATCGCTTTGTTTTCCATCTGGTTCAACTCACTGGTCCTTCTTTGAAAGCAATGTTCGTTCAACGCGTCGTTCTCTTCTGCATCGCGATGCCGGCCCGCATTAGGCGCGCCGCCACCGTGATCTTTTTGGCCAACACTTGCCACATGGCTGAGTTCTCGCCCGCATCCCGCATGGGATCGTGCCCCTTCAGGCCGTCACGTATCATCTTGCGGGCCTGCGAACGCGAGAGCCCAACATCCTGCATGAGCCAGCGTTCGAACTCGTGAGCGGTCGGCAGGCGACCTCCCGGATTTGATTTGACGTGGCTGATGCGCGCTTCTGGCAGCATCGGAAACGTCACGACGGAAATCTCCCAGAGATCGACCTTGCGCAGGCGACGTATGCCGGTGTGCTTGCTACGCACGCCCTGCTCGACCCTGAAGCCGATCGACAAGCCATCGAGCGCGTTCGCCCG